AAATGGAAATTAGAAAGCCATACACACGAGAAGCGGTACAAGTAGATGCGGGTGGAGAATCCCGCACTAAGCAAGCATTTAAAAAAGAGTGTGATATCAACGTCATAATGGCGAAATATCAGAAAACAGGTGCGATCACGCACTTTAACAAGCATCAGCAACAATATGGAATTGCAGACGGACAAACGTTTCAAGACGCGATGAATCTGGTTTGCGAGGCACAGGAAATGTTCAATGACCTGCCATCGAGCATACGATCTCGCTTTGGAAACGATCCAGCTGCATTCCTAGATTTCGTACAAGACGAAAATAACGCTGATGAAATGGTTAAGCTCGGCTTAACAGAAGGATCGGCTGAGCAAGCGACGGTCACGCCCGTCGTGGCGGAAGGCGAAAGCAGCGAAGCTGCGGAAACACCGGCGTAAGCCGGCACATTTGACCCTACTTGATGTCAAATGTGCCGACTGACACCAGTCAGTCGGTGTTAGATAGATAACTGGACAAAGTGAGTCCAGTTAGATATAAAAATAACCAGCCCGAGTAGGGCTGAAAATTATCTCAAAGGGATAAAACCATAATATTTATTATGTGTAGTCCCTTGAAAATAGGAGCCTACACGTATGCGATACAGACGCAAAGTAAACAAAAGATCCTCAAAGCGACTATTTAAGAATACGGCGCAACGCCGTCATAAAAAAAACCGCACCACTGCGGGATTGATGCGCGGTGGCATTCGACTTTAACCCATGCAGTGCTTTTACCCTCTCAAGGGCTATAAGCGCTTGGGTGGCGGTTTTACCTTCAAAAAAGGCGAATCCAATACCGAAAGCATGGAAGTCCCTTGTGGACAGTGTCTTGGGTGCCGTTTACGGCGATCCCAAGAATGGGCCACTCGTTGTGTACACGAGGCCCAGATGCATAGTGAGAACAGTTTTATAACGCTCACCTATGCGAATGAACCTGAGAACAAAAGCATAAACGTTGAAGACTTTCAAAAGTTTATGAAGAGGCTCAGGAAAACAACAGGAAAGAAGATTCGATTCTTTCACTGTGGAGAGTACGGAAAGGTACTCGGGGAAGATGGTTTAACCCCCCTCCCCCACCCCTTCGTGGGTGGTCGGGAGGCTCTAGGGCGACCACATTACCACGCGCTGTTGTTTGGACTCGACTTTGAGGACAAAGAAATACACAGCGTTAAACAAGGAACATATCTCTATAAAAGCGAACAGCTGAGAGATATATGGGGTCACGGACACGTGACCATAGGCGAGGTAACTCGCCAAAGCGCGGCATATGTAGCGCGCTATGTAATGAAAAAGATTAACGGAGAATTACAGGAGGAATATTACAAAAAAGTTGATGAAAACGGAGTCGTGTACGACGTGAAACCGGAATACACAACAATGTCGAGGCGACCAGGTATAGGCGCCACTTGGTACGAGCAATATAAAGGCGACATTTTCCCATATGACGAATGTGTCACAGAAGATGGGCGAAAGGTCCCGGTACCAAAATACTACTCGAAACTATATCGAGCTGAGTCAGAAGATAAATATGAGTTGGTAAGAAGAAGACGAGTAAAGCGAGCGCTGAAAAGAAAAGCAGACAACACACCAGAGCGATTGGAAACGAAAGAAAAAGTACTAATCGCAAAGATTTCAAAATTAAAGAGAGGGTTAAACGAATGAAGTACCACATGTTTTCAGTATATGACGAAAAGGCAAAAGCATATTTACCGCCATTCATACTACCGGAAATAGGAATGGCAACTAGAACATTTGGAGACTGTATAAACAGTGAAGACCACCAATTTGGCAAACATCCGTCGGATTACACATTATTTAAAATTGCTGACTTCGACGACGAAACCGGAGAACCAACCCCTGATAAAAGCAGTATTGGAAACGGAGTTGAGTTTATTGAAGCAAAAACACAAAAGGTAGAGGAATATGAGTCGTAGACCATCTCACACAAGCAATCACACGTTCAGTGAAGTACCAGCGGTACAAATACCACGGTCCAGTTTCAACCGATCACATACTATAAAAACGACATTTGACAGCGGTTATTTGATTCCGATTTTAGTGGATGAAGCACTGCCAGGCGATACTTATAAAGTCAAATTAACTGCATTCAGCAGGATGGCAACGCCTATTTATCCAGTAATGGATAATTTATTTATGGATGTATTCTTTTTTAGTGTTCCAAATCGATTGTTATGGGACAACTGGCAAAAGTTTTGTGGTGAGCAGGTAGATCCGGGCGATTCGATTGATTATACAATCCCGAAAACTAGGACGTCGAGTTCAAATTTAGTAGCTGCAGAGGGATCTATATACGATTATTTCGGTGTTCCAACCGGAGTTAAAGT